CAAGTGGCCGTTCACGCCGTGCTTCTCAACAGGGACCTTGAACATCTGTGATGCAGAGGCGCAGTAGATATCGCCGCCTTTTTCAAAGACCTCCTGACGCCAGATTTCACCAGCGAACCACGCCAGAACTCTGGCCTCGATTGCCGAGAAGTCAGAGACGATAAACTTGTATCCGGGCTTGGGCACAAAGGCGGTGCGGATCAGCTGGGATAGCGTATCCGGCACATCTTCGTAGAGAAGCTCCACGCCATCAAAGTCGCCGCAGCGGACAAGACCACGAGCCTCTGCCAGATCTGGAAGATGGTTCTGAGGCAGGTTCTGCATCTGGATAATTCGTCCAGCCCAGCGACCGGTTCTGTTTGCACCATAGAACTGAAACATTCCACGAGCACGACCGTCGGAGCAGACTGCCTTTTCCATCGCCTGATACTTTTTGACGGACGACTTGGCCAGTTGCTGCCGGAGAAGGAGGACCTTCTGGAGCTCTGCCGGAGCGGTCTTGAGCATTTCAGCGACCTCCTTCTTGCCGAGGGAATCAACCTCCAGACCGTTGTCCGAAAGCCACTGCTTCATCTGCTGCACGGAGTTGGGATTATCCAAAGCGGTCAGCTTCTTCATGGCAGCGGTGAGCTCCGCACGGGAGCGGGTGTCCATAGCGATAGCCTGACGCACCAGCTCCATATCGAGAGCGACACCTCTGTCGTTGATTTCCTGATCGAGGTGATATTGCTCCCAGACCATTTCCGGCACCGGAAACTTGGCGAGCTTTTCCTGAATGGACATCTCAACCTCGACATCACGGATGTTGTACCGTTTGAAGGAGTCCCACTTGTCCGGTGCGTTTTCTGGCAGGTTGCGAGTACGACCGCCATTGGCTTTTGTCGGCGCACAGGGCTGGCAGAAATACTTGATGAGCTCTTTGCCTTCGGTCAGCTTCTGCTTTCCGAGGCCCAGAACGGCACCGACGCCTTCCAGCGACAGCGGCAAGCCCATGTAAGCGGACCAGATCATGGTGCATTTCCATGAGGCCGGATCGAGGTAGTTGCCGACGGTGTCTTCAGGGATGCTGTAGTAGGCGTTATCAAAACCGCCATGATCTCGGAGCCAGCGGGAAAGGCATATCCTCTCGAACTGAGCATTGAAGGCCCACTTCGTCACATCATCGTTTGTCAGTGCAGCGATGACCTCCGGCGGGATCTTCTCGCCACAGGCAAGATCGACCACCTGCACGGGGCCGCCGTCTGTGGAATACCCGAAGAGAAGAATGTCGAAATCTGTCGCCTCGGTGTATTTGTAGACGCCGCATTTGGCAAGGTCCACGCTGCTGTAGGTTTCAATATCAATACTGAGTGTTTTCATACACACCGGTCCTTTCCCAAGCCTGATCGGGTGGCAGGATTACTCCCACCACCCGCAGGCCGGAGATTACTTGCTTTCGAGTTCCTTCATTCGGGCTTCGTGGTACTCGACCTCACGAATGGCACGTTCACGTTCAATCTGCTGACGCTCGGCTTCCCATTTGGCGTTACGAGCTTCACGCTCGGCATCGAGTGCGGCATTGCGCTTTTCACGCTTGCGGTCGTCGATGGTGTCGATGATGGACCTTACGAGCCAGAACACGGCCAGAACCAGATAAAGGGACAGAAGCAGGATGCAAAGAATCGTAGTAGCGTTCATGGTGCGTACCTCCTCAAGACAGGAAATCTTCATCCGCATCGGTGGAGAAGTCAGATGCTGCGCTGGACTTGCCGCCGAGGGGTTCGCCGTCACGGATCTTCTGCAGGTTGTTGAGCCCACAGGCGATGCCCTTGTTGCCATTGGAGTTGAAAGCGTAGAAGTTGATGCTGGCACGACCGTACACGCCGGAGTAAACCTCGGAACGAGTCAGGATCGGATTACAGTCAGCGTCAACGATGCCGGGAGCCGTAGCGGAGTTGGCGTTGATGAAGTAGCTGTTGGCGTAAGCCGGATCATCCGGACGCTCAGTGTCGCCGTCACGAAGAGGGGTCTTGATAGCGGTGAGAGGCGGTACGGTACGACCGTTGCCCTTGAGCTTGGCCTGACCTTCCTCATAGGCCGCCTGAATCGCCGCCTTGATCTTCTGAACGGTCACAGTGTCAGTCTTCGGAATGATGAGGCTGACGCTGAACTTCGGGGTGCCGCCATTGATGGACTTGGCTTCCCAGACATTGGCGTAGGACCAACGGGTGTCCTTGCCGGTGATAACCTTCATGGGGTTTGCGAGTTTAGTAGAATTTGACATATTAGTTGTCCTCCTTGAAATCATCGATAATGGTTGTCATTGCCGGTCTCTTATCGCTGTCCGGCACCAGCGTGGGTTTGCCTTGAGGCTTGGTGATCAGGCCTCCAAGGATGTCGTTGAACTGTTTCTTTCCGAGAAGTGAGGTCATGGCGGTGACGCCGAGAATCTTGTGTTCGTAGGGATCGTACCCGGCAGCGGTCACGGCTGCGATGACGGCATTCTCGTCTGTGTACTTGCGGTTGGAGCGGCCCTCGACCAGCTTGTAGCCGGACCACTGTTTTCCGCTGATGGCCGCCTGAAGCGCATAGTCCTTGATGTCGGAAGCCCAAGCAATCAGCTCGTCGATTCGACCGAGGATTTCTTCGACCTCTTCATCTGTCAGCAGAGGCGGCTGCCTGAACTCGAACTTGGCAAGCTCCATGTTGGCGTTGGCTCTTTCACGGCAGTCAGCTTTGGCCTTGCAGAACTGGCACCATTCGCCGCAGTGGTATTCACCGTCTCCGTTGAAGGCAAGCTCTGCGGTCGGGGCCAGAACCTGATCGGCCCACTTGTAGAGTTCTTCCTTCGGAATAGTGAAGGTGCTGACGTTGGAGCGTCGGGGCTGGTAGATGGTCATGCTGACGGTGTCGATGTCGTAGATGCAGTCGAACAGCTCCAGCGCACCGAGGGCATACAACTTCATCTGCGGGTTGTCGTCAGCCTCGACCAGAACGCCTCTGCCGTGCTTGTAGTCCACGATGTGGAGCGTCCCGTCTGCGATGATGACGCAGTCACCGGTGCCGAAGCCCTCCTCGACGTACTTGGAGTAGTCGAGCCGCTGCTCGATCAGAACCACGGGGTCCGGGCAGGTTCTCTTGGCCTCCTCGACCAGCTCCATCACGAAGCCCACATACCCGTTGGCGCATTCCTCCATTTCGGAGTTGTACCAAGTAAGGTCTTCGGTCGGGTCCTTGGCCTCCATACCGAGTGCCGTCCGGAGCTTGAACTCACAGAGAGCGTGGGCGTCAGTGCCTTCGGCTGCGAAATCGCTGCCCTTGTCGTCGTAGCCTTCACAGAGCCTTGCCGAAGGTGGGCAGTTGAGCCACCTGTGCGAGGACGATGCGGAGAGAAGTGCGTGATTAGCCATTGCCAAGCACCTCCGCATCCGTTACCAGAGCCTTGTAGCTGGCCGGGTCTACCTCGGAGAGCTTTTTGGCACCGTACTTCAGGAGAAGGTCACGGATCTGAGCGGTGAAGCCAGCACGAGATTTTTCTGCCAGAATCGCTCTGACCTCTTCGAGGGTGAGGGCCTTTTCCGGTTCCGGAGCAGGGGCCGCTTCCTCGGTGCCGCTGAATGCGCCGGTCAGCCAGTTGGCGATGTCGTTAATAGAAGATGCAATATCCCGTAACTCTCTGATGGTCGCTTCCATTTCGCTCATTTTGCTCATCACGTTTTCCTCCTTCCTGAGATTGGCTTGTCTGGTTCAGCTGGATCAGCTTTCTCGCCAGACGTCTTGACACTACGCTGATTGCCGTAAGCACTCCGATGAGCTCTTCATCGGTGACGGCTTTGTTGGGTTTGGACTCACTCATTGGCGGTTCCTCCTTTCTGAGGACCTGTGTTGTTTTGCTGTCCTCAGTACCCCCTTGACAAAACAGGCCGTTTTGAACGAAAAAATCTGATAAAATTTTTGACCGCCGCAGATTTCTTCCACGGCGGTCATTTCGGGATATTAGATGAAGTCCTTCAGGGCTTCACGCAGGATGGAGAACACCTTGTTCTTCTGATAATTGATGGTCGACTGGCGTTTGCCCATGTCGGCAGCGATTTCACGCTCCGTCTGGCCCTGCATGATGAGCTCGCAGATGCGTCTGCCGTCCGGGTCAAGACGATTCAGCTCATCGTATAGAGCGTCAAGCAAGACCTTGTCCATTGAGATGGCTTCTGGAGAAGGCTCATCTGAAGCAATGGTATCTTCAATTGTCAGCCCCTCGGCATCATCAAGAGAGGTGGAAAGGCTAACAAACCTACCACTCGCTTTGAATTGGCAGACGGCGCAATCTGCATCACATTTCCAGAGCTGTGATTTCGGACAGGTACATTGGCCTGACCGCTGCATCCTTTGGAGCGTTTTCCAAATATCAGGGTAGATAGCCTTATACACTTCTTCTGGAATGGGGACCTTTTCTACATGGCAGGGATCGTTTGCATCACGCATGGGGTAAAAGAACTCTTTTGACATAAAAATTTCCTCCGTTGATTTGCTTGGAACGGAGGAAACCTTCATGGTCAGCTGCAAAATGGGTATAGAAATCCAACCACAGTCCCGACGGAGATTTCTCCGTTCCGGTCTGCAGCTTCCTTATCCAGTAGGCAGCTGTTCGTATTAACTTGTCCCATCAAGCGGCACTGGATCGTCCGGGGCCAGCGGACGTACCGCTTGTGGGCGTGAGCTTTCACTCACAGGTACTATTTTATTGAGATTTCGGATTTTCACGAGGAAGTGGGACTTCCGGTTCCGATGGCCGAAAAAGCCTGTAAAATAGGCAAAAAAAAGAAGGCCCTCATGTCTCGAAAGACATAAGAGCCTTGATTTAGCTGGGTTTTATACCGGAAGTGCGACTTCCGAATTATTTTTCAGGAGCAGTCATTTTGTTCCCGTTTTTGGGTAGTTGCTGCTGAATACCGGCATCTTGCAGCTTCGCATTCCACATATAGATGTTCTCCATGTGGTGATTATCGATCAGATACCGGTAAATGAGATACTCCTCGTTTGCGGCCATGATATTGTAACCGGCCTTGTTAATCAGGTCGTATGAGAAAGACGGGTGCAGGTTCAGGCCGATACAGAGGGCAAGCACACTCTGCAGGGTGGGTTTGGCATCTTTCTTATTGCGGTAGTCCTGAATCATTCTGGAGCTGATGCCGGTGCGTTCTTCCATCTTCTCGTTGGTGTAGCCACGACGCTTCACGTGATAATCGAGGGTGCCACAGAAGGACGAAGGGACCTCTGCAAGGATATCGGACACCCGTTTTGCCTCTGCTGCGATTGTAGCCATTTCACGGGCACGTTTCTGGACATCCTCGTTTTTGCCTTCTTTGGGATTGAACTTTGCCTCCACGAAGCTCTTTGAATCGGCATCCCGGCAGAGGAAACAAATCCGGTAAAACGAGTCATCGTAGTGGCTGCTGACTCGTGTTGTGCGGTCAAATACCAAGCAGCATTCATCAACATGAGCCAGAGCGTATTCTGTGAGTTCAGCCCGCTCATTCTGGACGACAACGTACTTCGGATCGTTGATGACCATCATGCCGCCAGCGTGAATAAACCGACCAGCTTTGAAATCTTCTGCAAGGTCCTGATTGAACAACGATTCGATAATGGCGTTGTTCCTGTCAATAATGAAGGTCTGATCCTTTTTCAGCGAGCCTTTGGCGAAGGAGAACGGCGGGTAATACTGCCCATCCACATAGTTGAATACACCTGCGGCCTGATCAAAGCCGAGTTCAATAGCTCTGATCTTTGCGGCCATCGTGGAAACCTTGAAGAAATCGGCAAACTCACTGATAGCAAGCTCCATAATAGCTGCTTTGCTGGAAGAAGAGGAAAACGCACGGGTCAGGGTATTGAGAATTTCGTTCAGCTTGGCACGACCCGTCTTTGCAGGGATCAAGATTTTTGGAGCGATGGCATTTGCCTGCCACTCCATCCATGCCAGTTCTTCACTTAGACCGCCAGACCCCTTTTTATACTCCTCAACGACAGCGCAGGAAATGGATGTGAGTTCAGGGTTGATAAGTTTTTGGAGCTCAAAGAACTTATAGTGCTTGTCCCAATGGACGCACTCGTGAATGATGGTGTTATTCACGGAGCCGATATTACGCATGAAGAATACATCCGGATCAACCAGAATGGTTCCTTCTTCAATTTCGGCTGACACAACATTTCTGTCCCGGTCGTAAATATCGACCGTGGCATTGTTAAAATACGTCCGTCCAAAAACGCCTTCAGGGAGAGGGGCATGGTGTACAGTAAGACACATTGCTTCCAGTACTTCCTTGATTGGCAGCGGCATGGGTGTTTCTAATGCTTTCGGACAGTACTTTCTCAGGAATTTCTCAGCGTGATCATCAAGGTCCTTTGAGTACACATACGGGATCAAATATTGAGACAGGGCGTCTTCTTTGCTGAAGCGTTCCTTGCTGTATTCTCCTACAGACGTGATGGTGACCATGTTGAGACCACAGCGGAGGATACCGGTAAAAGAAATGGAAAACCATGGATAGACGATGTCTTCTTCGTAGTCACGTCTGGAGCGACCTTTTACGATAACATCCGCTTGCACAGCAGCTCTAAAAAGGATACGGTCGTCTTCCGTCTCCTTAAAAGAAACTCCCATTACATGAAGATCATCGAGCTCAGTATAGCTCGGATCAGGAACAAGGCTGGTGTGTAAATTCAGCCCTCCACGATTCTGGAATATGTATGACTTGAGCCGCTTGAACATCAAGTCATAATACTGATCTTCCAGATATGCCGCAAAAGATTTATCCTTACGTGCCAGAAGAAATCCCTCCTTTGTCTTACAGTGCAAACATCGCCATGATTTCCTTTACCATGCGATCTGTCCGGGCTTTGATGATATCTACCGTCCATTCATCCTTGTCACAGACGTCATCGTTCAGATTGAGGCCGTTACGATAACCGATGTACTGGCCGTTATTATCTTTGCGTTCCTTCTTTTCATTGAAGGCCTTATTGCTCAACGTACTATTGTACCCTGTGATCGTGAGGTTGCCGAAAGTGTGAACATAGAGCGACTGATATTCTTTCGCTTTTTCACGGTCGCCTCCAGCGATCATATCCACCCAGCTGTCTGGAATATTCGGTCCTTGTGGGAAGATGTGTTCGATAGACCAAACGTACTGATTGCTGTTCGTTTTTCTCCAGAGGTCCTGCACGTTTTCACGGGTCATACCACGCTTTGCCATCATGCAGAGGATGAAACGGGTAGCGCCGCTGTTATCATCGTACACAGGACCACGCAGTTTTTCTTCAAAGAACTCATCGGAAGCGGAAACGGAGATGAGGGTATCACGCAGGTTCGTGTAAATGTCTGCACCACGGTACTCATTCTGTTCGATAGCCTCGATAAACGACATGAAGATACGAGTCAGATCACGGGTAGGCGGAGTATCGGTCAGATTACGACGGATGAAAAAGTTGACCAGCAACTTGCAGATCTTTACCACTTCCTCGTCAGTAACACCAAGCGTCTCCTGATGCTTGATCAGGTACATAATAAACAGGTAGGACGGTGCACCTTGAACACGCTGCAGATCCAGATAGCTTTCTCGCTGTTCATCAGAAAGAGAATCTGTCTTGTTCAAAATGATCCCAGCATAGATTGCTGCGTTTTCGGATAACTCATCCAGAGCGGCAACGGGGTCCTTGGTGATGATCTTTTCGTAGATGTCCAGCATGGTAGACCGGGTTGCAATAGTGCCGAGAGGATACTGACGGTCGCCTTTGAGGAATGGAGCGTTGAGCGTTTTTCTGAAGGCGTTGTAGTTCTGCCTGAAGAAACGCTCTTGATCGGAGTATTCATCACCGAGGTCCGACAGGATTTCAGTCCAACGAGAGAAGTAGTAATCAATATCCCCGTCGCCACTGACATCTAATCGGGCCAGAAGAAGGTTTTTGATAAGGTCAACCGAGGTCAAGGGAGTGCCTCTGTTGTTCAGAGACTCAAACAGGGTGTATGCATCGGCATGGTTCGACACCTCGATCATAACGAGAATCGCAGAATTGACCTTGTCAAGGATTCTGAACATTGCGAGCACTTTATCTGAGGCGTCATCTAAAACAGCGTTGATGCGCTTCTTGAAGTAATTGTATGCTTTCTCAATTCTCCGGAGTCCAGCGAACTTGGGCATAGGCCGCTTCGGGATAATACCGATTTTTGCGAGGAGGCCCAAGAAATCGTCACGATTGCTACCTTGGACCTGCGGGACGACACGAATATCTGACTGCGTTTTCTTCAGCACCAGTTTGCGCTTGAGCTGAAGAATATCCGACTGCTGGTCCTCATCCAGAAGATCTTTATATGAATTCAGGGTGGTATAGAGTGCAGCAAGGAACAGACTGAGCGTAGTCAGCCGCTGCTGGCCATCAACGACCTCAAACTTCGGTGCGTTAATCGTATCCGTGGCCGAGTTGATACAAATGATCGAGCCGAGGAAATATCCGTCATCGTTTTCAGTAAGGTCGTCAAACAGGGCCTCCCATTCTCTGGAGCCCCAAGTGTACTCACGCTGGTACTTCGGGATCTCGAAGATTACCTTTGAATCCGGGTCAAATACCTGCGAGACTGGATACTTGTTTACGTTGATGTTGTTAATGTTCACTTGTTTTCCTCCGAATTGAACAGTTCCTTAACTGTTTTTCCATTCTTATCTCGCCAAGCGAGCAATCCGTTTGTGCTCCTTCCTGTAACAAAGTTTGCCGCCGTGGAAAAGCTGGAAAATCTAATATCATGAAGAACAACGTTTTCAGCGGAAACATTGCCTTCTCTTCTGGAGGCGATTGATTTTGAGCCACGGAACTTTTCAGAATGAGCTATATCGGTTGATACTTTTGAACCCTTCAATACTGTGACACTTTTGTCCTGCTCCGAATAATCAGCAGTTGCATCATATCGGCCGTTCTTGTTTGCTAAGTAAACACGCATTTTTATTTCCTCCTTAAGTTGGTTTTAGATAATGGTTAGCCGAGTTTCTCTTTGATAATTCCCTTGTAGGTTGCAGTAAGCTCTGCTAATGCTTGTTCCAGCTCATATTTTGATTTGTCGCTTTGCTCAACAAAAGCCGCAAATGCCTCTTGCTCCTCAATTGGGGGGATGGGGATCAAAGTGTTGTCCAAGTAATCTGCCAGCTTTAAATTGTGTATACCGGTTGTCTTGTTTTCGTAGAGCTTTGTACCTCCATTCCAGTAAGTAACAAACAAGAAAGTAAACAGGAATCGACTATTGAGCTTCGGGCTGTTAGGTCGCAACAGAGCCGTGAAATTGTTGAAAAGATAGTTCTCAGATGTTTCCTGATAGAAAACCACTCTGCCAACAGGCTTTGTGTCTGATCCACCTGATTTTTCTATTAGAATATCGCCGTCACGGAGAGCTTTCGCTTCAACTTTTTTCTGTTCAATATTCCTTCTAACCACTTCACTATAATCGATGAAACCACTGTCAGTAAAATTGGTGGTTCGCAACACTTTTACACCGGTTCCATCTGTGTCTTCCTGTCCCCATTCTCCGCTCAATGGCTTAATCACAACAGAGCCAACCGGGACAATACTCCATCCATTGCGTTCGGCCTGTGATAAGCTGAACTGCTCCATGAATTGAGATTTCACCAGCTCATCCGTCGCTGCAATCAATTTCTGATAGGATTTTTTCGTGGCGTCCATAGCCCACAAGAGCTCTGCAAGCTCACGTTGTTTATCCATATCAGGAAGTTCAAACTCATAGTTCTTCAGGTGCTCCCACTTTACACGGGGAGAGAGGGACCCGGCAGATTTGCCAACAGCGAAGTCGAATAGGTCATCATTCTGAATTATAAACGGCAAGAGTTCGGGAAGAATGCGGTCCGGGATAGCTTCGATGACCGTGATGTCACCGGAACAGATACCGTCGAATGGCGCAACAGCTGCCTTCTTTAGGTAAGCTCTGCGTCGTCCGAAGAGGACATTACCTTTGCGGAACATTTTTGTGAAGGTGTTGTCGCTGCCCTCATCCCAAGCGGCGAGAGTCACTTCCTCCGGAATCAGATGCTCAAGGCCAACAATGGGATATCCGTCCTTGCTGCCTTTGCAGGTTTCCTTGTGCTCAATTGCAACTTCTCCCAGCTTTACTTTACTCATTGTCTCCGGCCTCCTTTCCCAGCATGGCGTTCAATCTCTCATAGCTCAGCTTCATCATCTCTGAGGAGGCCATCCAGCTATCGTAATGCTCCTGAACGGTACGACTATCGATTTCGTCCTCGCTCACCTCTGGCTTGACATACAACGGAATGCTGAGAGAGAAGTTGTTCTCTGCAATATCCTGAATGGTAGCGACTCTTGCAAAGTCACCGTCGTTACAGTAGTTTTTGTAGGCATCAGCAATTCGCTGGATGTGTCTATCCTCAAGATAGCTCTGTGCGTTTTTGCGCTCCACTTCGTTTATGGCGTTGATGAAGAGCACCTGTCCACGCCGTTCCGGTCGTTTTGTCATACGGCAGATCATGATGCAGGCTTCCATCGGGGAGTTATAGAACAGGTTCGGCCCAAGACCGATAACGCATTCCACACGGTCGCTGCGGACCAGCCGCTCACGCATTGCGCTTTCCTCGTTACGGAAAAGGACTCCGTGCGGGAACAGAATAGCGCATCGGCCGGTATCCTCTTTAAGGCTTGCAATAATGTGCTGCAGGAAAGCATAGTCAGCACGGCCCTGTGGAGGAACTCCTAAAAAGTTGCGTCCGTATTTGTCGCTCTCAAAAGCGGCACGATCCCACTGGCTAATGGAGTACGGAGGATTCGCCAGCACAAGGTCAAACTGCTGTAACCGTCCATGCTCAATGAAAGCGGGCGATGCAAGTGTGTCGCCGTTGACGAT